ACTTCCTGATGTTCGGTGCTATTGCTCGAAGGCGGTCGGAGCCGCAGCGCGGGATCATTCTCTAGCGCTGTCTTAGTCTCGTTCTGGATCTCGCTTTGATTGCCTAACGGACCTGACATAAAGCCTCACAGCAGTGCGGTCGAGAGGGTGCCATAGGCGGTAATGCCGGCACCGGTATAAGTCGCCTGAGCGATAAGGTAAATGGTCGTGATGGCGGTGAGGCTCACAATCGTCGTGCATTGCACGGTCGTGATACCGCTCGTTAAGTTGATTCCGGCCAGATTCCCCTGGGGGTCAGGACCAATGATCCCATCCCCGGGTTGACCGACAAAGGTGGCGGATTTCTCGCTCACCCCACAGGTCAGTGCGGTCACGGTGGCTCCCGAGACGGAGAAATCCACCACCCCGAAGACTAAGTAGAATCCCGCCCCTAAGGTTTTGCTCACGATATTGATTGGGGTACCGCTCACCGGTGAGACGGCATGAGCGGAGCCCAGCGTCGTCTGCGTGGTGCCCGCGGCGATCAGGGCCACCGCGGAGCCTACCGATTTTAGCGCCATGTCAGATCCCGTTGCCGCGGGTGAAAGTGACGGAGGTATTCGTACCCGGCGCAGTACCCAAGATAACAGACGCTCCTGTGACCTCATCGGCCACCGTGACGACGACCACCGCTCCGGGAGCCACGGGATAACTCCCCGCGACGGTGGCTGCTGTGACCACCCCCACAATGCCAAAGTTGACGAATGCCCAGGCCGTCGTTTGATTCGCAATCTGAATCTGCCGCGTATAACCGGCAGGGAGTGTGACGGCCGTGGCTGTGATTGCTCCGACGACCGTGACTGAGGCAACCAGAGTCCCGGCCGGCGTTCCCGCGGGGCCCGTATTGATGTAGAGCGGGTTATAGGCCCATGTTTCCACTACTGAATGGCCGTCATCGACAGGCCCGGATAGAGCCGGTTCACTTCGATGAAGTAACTTCCTGCGGGCGGTGTCAAAGAACCTGCGGTGGTATTCGTGAAGGCCAACGTCAGCGTATTTGCTGCACTGATACGCGCATTACTCAACGTCACCAGACCCGTATAAGCAAAACCTGCGGATACTTGCACTTGATCCAACGTCGTCAAGCCGTTGATCGTAAAACTCTGCTCCACCGTGGAAGCCGCTGCCACCGCCACGGGGGTCAAGGTGACGGAGAGAATCCACGAACTTTGGATGTTCCCAAAAGTGACTATCTGTGGGCCAAGAGGCATAAATGCTCCTTTTAGGTGAGATCCATGCCGTAGATATACATATCCCACTGCGTCGCGGTCGAGGCCGAGGCGGTCGTGATATTGAAGTAAATGCCGTTAGAGGCGGCTCCACCCTGGCCGTTGGTCTGTCCCACGCCCCAGTTGGACACGAGGAAGTAGCCGGTTGCGGTGGCCGCCACGAGTTGCTGGGAGAGAGCGGCAGTAGCCCCTGTCATGGTCGAAGTGGTGGAGGCACACACTGCCTGCCCCGTCCCCGCAGGGCCCGACCACAAACGGAAGACACACGCCACCGAGGTCCCTGGAGTAAAGACGCCGCTCACAAAAGCCCCCGGATTCGCCAGAATGATCGAGGTTGCGACAGGCTGAAAGCTAAATGCCTGGATGTTCAAAAAGGGTAGAAATGCCGCATCGCCCGTGCCATTGATCGGGACAGCTTTTTGGAACGCGAGCAGGCGGTACGCATTCGAGCCCTGACCTTGGGCGTTGAAGTTCGGGAAGCTCTGCGGAGCGAGTACCGCCTCAGTCGAGGGCGTGACGGTCGAGGCGGGGCCGGGATTCAGTGAAGGCATGTCATTTCTCCTTTAACCGGCGATCCGCAGGCCGAGCGTGCGGTACAGTGAAGCAGGGCCATACAAGACATCCGCTCGAGTGGGTTCGGAATCATTGTTGATGGTGTATTGGCTCACCACCCGGATACTCATCCCCACATCCTCATCGTCATAAGCGCGGGCCGCGAACTCCACACCGCGCGGGAGCGGCAAGTCCGCGAAAGCGAGTGCATAGGCGTACTTGTGGAACACTAACGACTGAGGTGACACCAGGCCCGCCGCAGTCGTAGCACCATCAACCGTAATGGCCGCTCCACTCACCGGAGCGATGTTGACGTTCTGGAACTGGCCTCCCGAGATGCAGCAATCGCCAATGGTCAGATACAAGGTCCCGGTACCGCTCGAGGTGTAAAGCCCCGTATTGGCGTTAAACGTCCCGGCGGTCAAGGTGGCTGGAGCGTAAGAAAGACCCGGAGCCGCTGCACCTGAAGGGGGTACGGCAAAACCTCCTGGGGGAAGGACGACAAACTGTCGTAGGGTTTTGCCATACTGCAAGCGGTTCTGCGGGTTGACCGGATAGACCCCGGCAAACTGGATAATGTCACCGACACTGATGACGGCGGTGGAAGCGGTCCAGCCCTGGGTTGACACCGTCCCGGACTGTGCCCATCCCGTGGTCAAGAAAGCCGTTCCTGCCACGGGAGTCGTCAAGATCGGGGTTCCGCCTTGCGCTCCACAGGTGAATACGGGGATGTTCTGATCTTCCCACCAATCGAGTCCCGCAAACTCACGGGCAATCATGCCGGCTTCGATGTAATCCCCAATCTTCGCCTGGGGGTTGAACAAGCCTTGCACCGTGGCCACCATGCTCGACATGGAAATGGGATCGAGTACCGCGTTCTTCTCCCCTTCCCGCGGGCAGGATTCCGCCGCCAGAATTGCGCGAGCGTCGGTGAAGAGCTTGAGTGAGTTCGGTGAAGTGCCGAACGTGCCCAAGGTCGTTGCGGTATTGAGATAGGCGAACTGCGCGGTATCGGAGTCGATCCGGTTCGCGACAGTGGCTATTTGAGGCTTCAGTACCCGCTTCTTGAACATATCCATGCTCAAGGCCAAATCCTGGGTCGTGAACTGGATATCGACGTGGAACTGATAGTTCAAGGGAACCGGGATATACGTCTCGTTCGTGTCCTCCACATTGAGCGGGGGACCGTACGTGCCCTTATAGCGGGGCGGCCGGCGCACGTTACAGGTATTGCCTATTTTCGCGCCTGTTTGGGCGAATTCGGCACTATACTGGCGCTCTACGCGGTTCGCGATCACCAGTTCGTTTTCCAACACGACGAGAGCCTCGTTCGTGATGTACGACATTGTCAATAAATTGTTCGCGATGGCTGCAAATCCTCCTAAGGTTGAAACTTAGGAGCCGCCGAACTCTTTCTACCTGCGACCTTTCTCCTTCGCTCGCTGCCGCTCATAGGCGCGCAGTTGCTTGAAGTCCATCTTGGCTGGGTCTACGTTGATCGAACCAGCCCCGGAGGTGGAGATCGGGGTAATCGGAGCCGGAGCCCCTGGCCGTTCGACCGTTTTAGAAGTTGCTGCTGCGGGTGCAGGAGTTTCCGCTGGCTTCTCGAAGCCGGTCTCGATTTTACCGAGTTCCGCAATCGCACGGATGGGGTGCAATGCTTTGATGCGAGCCGCTTCTTCCGGGTGTTTGGCCAGGAAGTAAGCTAGGTCTGTACCATATTCCGATTGCGCGATGTACGCAAGGGCCTCGTTTTGCAGTTGGACGGGGGAGTTACCGACGACTTCACGCCAATCCTTGTTCTTCTCGATCGCTTGTTTGATGCGCTGCTCGAACTGTGCATCGGCCGCTGCCTTGGCGGCGGCGGCTTCAGCCTCCGCCCGTGCTTTGCGATCCTCGGCGATGGCTTTTTTCGCTTCATAGGCCGCGTTATCGGTGGAGAACTGCTTCCACAAGAACTCCCCTTTGTCATTCTTGTACTTGGGGTCATTTTCATCGGGGGCGATGAATTCCGGGACTTTGGGCTTGTTTTGCTCGATTTGCGCGGCTTTCGCTTCTGCGGCTTCGGCTTTCTTGCGCCACTCCTCGCGTTCGTTGAAGAGCTGTTCGGCAAAACGCTCAGACTCCGCAGCTTCGGCTTCGGCCGCTTGACGCAGTGCCGCCTCTTGTTTCGCGGCCACGGAATACTTACCGATACGGCGGCGGGCTCGTTCCGGTAGATCGTGATCCTCGGGCTCCAAAACCGGTTCTTCAGGGGTTTTGACCTCGCTTTCCTTTGCGTCTGCTTTGGGTTCTGCCCGTTCCCCCGGCCCATCCACCACCGGTGGAGCACCGGCGCCGGCTTTCATATCGACCGGTGCCGCGGTCCCCGGGGGGCGTTTGGGCTTATCCACAATCACCTGGGTGGAGAGAACACCGCCCTCGGAGGTCATCACTTTAGCCATTTATTCTCCCTTTTCCGCCTGTTCGGCCAGGATTGGGCTGGATTTAAGCGTTTCATCGATGCCACAGTTGCAAAGGGCATTACGGCAACAATCGAAAACCATCTTATCCTGAGTAATACACCAACTATTGACGAGAAATGTCTCTATAAGCCCTAAATATTCTTCAATGCTAGGCGCGACATCAGAGCTAACAAGCTTCATTTTCAGCCCCCCAATACTAGTTCAATGGCGTTCATGGCTTTGGGTCTCTTTGCGGCGATGAAAATTGCGCCTTGAACAACTGCGTCAAAACGTCATATCGCCCGTCCTCGCACGTCCATACCGCCCCCAGGCCTTGGGGACCAAGCACGATCAGCACGGATTCTTCTTCGCTGATTGTTAAATTCAGCGACCACCCATGACAGAGCGGAATTGCGCAAGAACCCTTCATTTTCCGTTCTCCGCCTGTTCGGCTGA